GGTCGGGGAGCGCGGGACCACGGCTCATCGACGCGCTGGCGACACCGCAGGCGCACGACGGGAAGGGGAAGGGGTTCGCGGATTTGAACCTGGCCAACCAGGTTGGTGGGCGCCCGCACCCGGAGTTCCACTCTTGGCTCATGGGGCTGCCACCAACGTGGACCGATTGCGCTGCTCCGGCAATGCCGTCGTACCGGCAGTGGTTGCGCTTGCATTCACAGAGCTATATTCGCGACTGGTCGGGAGCTGAACAGGTAGAGAGGATGCTGGGATAGAGAAAAGCCCCACCGGCTGACGAAGGCTGGCACGTCTCATACAGAGCCAGGCAAAAGAAAAGGGGGCCGACGTTTCCGCCGACCCCAGTTGACCCTCAATCTTGCGACTGATCGCTTTGCCCGGAACCTACCACCTCGTGATCGTTTCAGGTTTTATGCGCAGACTCACGGACGGAGCTTGCGCATTGACCTCTACTTGGCTGACGGAAACGCAACGCTCTCAGCGAAGGCCACCATCATCTCCGGGATAGACACGGCGCCGTCGTGGTCCTTGTCGAGCTCTGAGATGATACCCTGGACCCAGGCTTCTCGCGTCGCCCAATTGCCGACACCAGCATCCTTGAGCAGTCCCCAAAGATCTTTCGGCCCCAACTTCGCGTTGCTGTCCAGGTCGTAATGCTTGAACGCGGCCAGGTAGTCGCCCAAGAACTTGGTTTTCACCAGCTCCTGGACTTTCTGGATGACTTCTTTTTCTTGGGCGTCCATGGCTTACTTGGCGGGAGCGACCGCAGGAGCGCCGGTCAGGGTCACGGGAGCCTTCGCGAGACGCGCGGCTAGCAGAGTCTCCTCCAGCTGGAGAAGTCCCAACGCGATGGCGCGCTTGACCGACAGAGGATCAGCGGCGTAGTCGCCCGCGACCTGCGGCAACTCCGTCAGGAGCTGGAGCGCCGGGCCGACTACTTCGGTGGCCACCTGCTGAGGCTTTTCACCCGCCTGGATTTTCTTCAGCGCATCGTTGATGGCGTTGAAAAGGTCGGTGACCGGCTTGTCGAGGTCCATACAGACACTGGTTGCGTTCGGGTTCGTGGGCATAACAGTAGCTCCTTTGGTCTTGATTTTCGTTCGGAAACGCTGCAGCAAGTTCCATATTAGCTGCGGGATCGACCCCGCGTCCACCGGCTTTTTGACGCCGAGCCAGATCTCGATGACCTGCCAGAGCACGAGGCCGGCGGCGGTGACGTAGGGGTTGTTGAGGATCAGGTCTGGGATCAAGTCGCCCACACTTTCTTAAGCCCCGCCAGGTCGCCGGCAAACCGACTGCGGTCGACCTTGCCCAATCCCGGCAGCGCATCCACGTCGTGCGCCGTTTCGCCGGCTACGTACTGCCAGAGCGTCCAGTTTTTCCAGCTTGGTGGAACGACGGGGGCATGAGCGGAGTAGCGAGCGATCCAGAGCGGACACTGGCAGAGCAATGCATCGCCGTGAGTGCCGGCGAAGTCTGAGACTAGATCGCTCCCATAGATGTATGGAAGTCGACCAGTCACGCGTTGAATTTGCATCACGAATGCGCGAGCTTGCTGCAGCGTCACTGTTGGGCCGTCTGGGTTGCGCTCCAAGTCCAGCGCAATGAAGGTATCCTTGTCCGGATGCGCCGCCTGCAGAAAATGGTCTGCCTGCTGCACACCATCGGCGCCGGTCGCGAAGTGATACGCGCCCCACAAAAGGCCACGACTCGTCGCTGGAAGGCGGCGCAGCGGATACATCGGGTCCGTAAAGTGCAGCCCCTGGCTGGCCTTGTGGATGACAGCGACGACGCCGCCTTTGACGGTTGCGTCCCAGCTGGTAACGTTGTCGTTGTGGTTGAGGTCTACGATTGTGTCGATCACGGCTTTCTCCCCTGTATGGTCTGAGTGGTCCACAATTGCTGGCGTACTGACCGAATCTCGTCTAGCGCCGTGTTGGCGACGACGATGCAGCAGATAGACGCGACGATAGCAAGAAACCCGCCGAGAACCCACCAAGCACCGGAGCCCTTGGTCTTCGTGTCTTCAAGCACCCGCAGGCGCTTCTCGAACTCCCCGGTGGTGGACACCAGAGCGGCGTGCCGGTTGTCGTCGTCGCGCTCATGCCTGACTTGGCGGTCCTTCAGATCCGCCTCGATCCGGTTGAGCGTCTCGATTATGCGGCGCTCTACACGCTCCAACATCTCAGCTATATCGTTCATTTCCAGCAGTGCGCTCCGGTGGTCTTCGAGTCCTGGCACGGGGTGCTCACCTCCGTTGGTAGGGGGTATGATAGCGCTGGTTCGTCGGTTCATGGTTTCGGGAACTGCTTTTTGATCGCGGCTCGCGCAGCTTGCAGGTCAGCCACCACTTGCGTGTGGGCCTGCGACGGCTCCGCTTGAGCTTCCCACATGGCGACCGTCAATGCATCAGTTGTGATTCCGGCCGCGTCGTACGCTGCTCGGCGGAGGTCCTGATATGTTGGTGGCAGTGGAGCTGGCGGCGGCGCTGGCGGGTCGCACGGGACCCAGCCTTTGCCCGGAAGGCTGCACGAGGGCCAGTCTTTGTCTGGGAACTCTTTGTACTCACCGTTTCTCGTGATCCACATTTTGACCTCAGTTATTCGTGGGTTGCTGACGCCCACACCGAAACAGGTAGTTAACTTCGCCGCTCGTCATTGCGTGGTAGTAGCACTTAAAGTCGTCAATATCTCCAGACCAATATTGAACCGCGGCCGGATCATATCGCCCAAGAGTAGTATTGTTGGCATAAGTAACCACGCCGACCGTGCCGGTGACCGTATCGTTTGAGTGTCCAACGCCATCCAGGTACACAGTACCCGTAGCGCTTCCATCCCACGTCGCTACTGCGTGATGCCACACGTTAGCGGTAATCGTAGCCGCAGATAGTGCAGCTCTGAGGTTTCCAGCGGTGTCCCCAAACTGCATATTGAGTTTATTCGCCGAAGACACCTGGAGCATAATTCCGGCGTTGGTAGTAGTAGTTTGGTTACAAAATATCTTTCGGAATGTGCTATCTACCGCAGTATCAAAAATCCAACAGCTGACGCTCCAAGCTTGAGAAGATGCAGGGCGAAATGTCGTTCCGAACGTTACATACTGGCTGGTGCCGTTGAAAGCCAGGCACTTACCCAGTACCCCGTTTGTCCAAGTGGCGCCCGTTATCGTGCCGTTCTGTGCACCGGATGCAACCCTGTCGGTTACCGTCGTTCCGGACCCGTCCTCCATGGGCCAGTAGTGCTGTAAGTCAGCGAACCCAATTATCATCGTGGTTTGCGCCCGCAACGGAAGCCACAGAGCCAGAAGCAAAAGTAGATGTTTCATTTTAGTTCTCCGTTATTGTGGCAGACACGAAGTTGGCGGTGCCGACAAGGGTGTCCGTCGCGCCGTCTCGCGATATCTTCACCATAAGCGTTGATGCGGCCACCAACTCCGTACCGGAAGGTGTCCAGGTGATATCGGTATCGTTCATCTGCAAAGTTGTGCCGGCCACGGTGGTAGTGGTGCTGTGGGCCGTGTTGTAGGCTGTGTCGATAACGGTACCAGCTGCTACCGATATCATTTGCGCTTTCCAAATAGCCGAGTTGGTTGTAGCGGTGGCGTACCACCGAACCCTCACTGTGATTGGGCCGCCAGCGTAGTATCGCGTGGCAGCGCCGGGGATCAACCACTGACTTGCGTCCGATACGCTGTCCAGGTAGGCCAGAATGCCATAATTCGTATTGGTGCCGGCAACGAGACTGAGGAGCGGCTCAAGCGTTGCGCCCACATTCTGGCAGGCGCCGGGCGACATTGTGACGGTGAACTTTGTGGCCGGGTTTGCGTATGTACCCGTCAGCGAACCGCCAGCCGCCCCTGTGGGGGTGCGTGCATCCGATAACCGTGAATCATTACCGACTACCACAGTGGTGCTGGTAGAGCCGACGGGGATCGCCGCAAAGGGGACATTCCCGAACGCTGGGGCTGACCCACCGATATAGACTTGCGATGTAGTTCCAGCCGCTGCAGCCACGTAGGCCGACCCATTATCATAGATCGTCTTTCCAGCTCCAGAGGGCGTGGGGGGAAATCGGGCGTCGTTGCCTTGAGCGTTGAAGTTTGATCCACTCCCAAATGGCAGACGGCTACAGCCGATCTCTCGCCACCTAGACGAAGTGCCGTCATACTGGATGGTTATACCAGCCTGCGGTCCCAGCGTAAGAATCGAACCTCCACCCCCAAGCGAGAGCTCAAAACGGTTAGCGGCAGAGCTCGCGGTATCTTCGTCGGTCAGATTCAGATTCTGACTTGAGCTTATGTTGAGTATGGTGATGATGCGACCGGATGCGCCACCGGTGAGGCCGGTTATGTTGTGGCTGCCCGAGTTATCCGATAGTCGAAGTTGGCTCGCGGTGGAAAGGCCCGTGGGCGCGTAGTCGTTTGTGTTGGAGGAGATCTGAGTGGGGGATATCACGCCGTTCAGGGCAAACGCCGTTGAGCTTTGCGCAACCGTCGGATTTGGGTAGGAGCCGCCCAAATCACCGCCCGCAGACCCGCTGGGGGCCCCACCCGCCGCTGCTGCCCATACCGCATCGGTTCCGTTTGACGTCAGGACGAAAGTGTTGGAGCCCAGAGCTAATCGTCCATACCCACTAGCCCCACGGTAGGGAAGGTCACCCCTGGCATCACTTCCGAATGTCAAACCCTTAACAGTTGGTCCTGGATAAGACCCGGCTAAATCACCCGAAGCCGAGCCCGCAGCCGCGGGGGCGGACCAAGCGCCAGTGCCGTTCATGAAATCGGTCGACACGTTGTCGAGCTTGAGCAAAAGTCCATGCGCGGATGTACTGGAGTTTAACGTTGTAATATCCGTAGTGGCTGCCAGGGTATCGAGCGCTATGGAGTCGCTTCCTCCGCTCTTATGCGAGGTGGCGTGGGCAGTGGGCGTTCTTGCGTTGGTCACCGAAGCGTCATTGCCCTGTAGCGCGGTGTTCGCAGCTGTGCCGAAAGCTACGCGGCTGGCTCCGATTTGACGCCAGAGTGAGCTCGTTCCGTCATACTGGAGCGCCATGGCCTGCTTGGCTGCGAGCGTGATGTTCGCGCCAAATCCGAAGCGGTTGGCTGCGGAGCTGCCGGCGTCGGAATCGCTCAAGACCAAGTCGAAAGAGCCGACGTTGAGGAGCGTAAGGATTCGACCCGCAGCGCCACCGGTAAGACCCGTCAGCGTCCGCGAGGCGTCCGTGCTGAGCCGGAGCTGGCTCGCAGTGGAAAGTCCCGTGGGCGCGTAGTCGTTTGTGTTCGCCGCGATCTGAGTGGGCGAGATTATGCCGTTGAGCGCGAACGCGATGCTTCCTTGGGCAACGGTAGGCGCCGGGTATGACCCCGAAAGGTCACCAGTTGCCGATCCATTCGGGGCACGTGAGTTTGTGGTTGACGCGTCATTTCCCGCCAGCGCCTGTGTCGCCCCAGTTCCCAAGGTCCGCATCGACGGCGTTCCCGCGGTGCCGTCTTTGTTGGCAGAGGCCACCGATGCGTCGGTGATCGTGGCCGCGGTGATCATGGCGTTGGTGATGGTAGACCACTGCCTGGTGCCGCCAGAGGAGACCTGCAACACTGTGGAGTTGGCGCCAACGGCCTCGCGTACCCAGTTGGAGCCGTTGAACTTCAAGCCATCGTTGGTAGCCTGCGAGGCGATAGAGAGATCCGTCACGGCGTGGGTGTGATCAGAACGGGCAAAGCTTGCGGCTGTACCGGCTGCGTTGGTAGCGCCAACACTCGAAGCCGTTGCGGTTGTCAGCGCGTCCGATCCGCCAGGTAGGTGAGTTGACGCGTGCGCTGTCGGCGTCCTCGCGTTGGTCACCGACGCATCATTTCCTTGGAGCATCGTGTTGGCAGTCGTGCCGAAGTTTAGGCGCGTGATGCCGATAAGTCGCCAAAGGGAGCTAGTTCCGTCGTATTGGAGCGTCAACGCTTGTTTGGGTAGTAGCGTGATGCTGTATCCGCCAAGGTCAAAACGGTTCGAGGCTGACGAATTGGTATCGTTATCGGTAAACGTAAAATTACCGGTGCCGATGTTGTGTATCGTGATCAAGCGACCGGCCGCACCACCGGTGAGGCCGGTTATGTTGAAAGGTCCGCTACTGGTTAGCCTAAGCTGACTTGCTGTTGAAAGGCTCGTCGGGGCGTAGTTATTGGTATTCGCTGCAATGGCCGTAGGGCTGATTACGCCATTGAGCGCGAACGCAGATGACGCTTGATTGACAACGTTCGAAGTGGCGGCCCCGCTAACATCTCCGGCCAAGTTCGCCATTACGATAGTTGCCGTGGTGCCAGACGTTGTCTCCGATAGCGGCGCGACGAAGTTCAAAGTTGACGCCGAGCTGGTAGTTCCGCCGGACGACTGGACGGCGATCGAGGATGACGCTCCCGATCCGGCAGGGCCTTGTGGCCCGAGTGGGCCAGTTGGACCGGTTGGACCCTGGAGACCGACGTTGCCAGACAGCGAGATATTCCAGCTCGACTTGGTGCCGGACCCGCCCGAAACATCCATTGTGACGATAAGGCTCGTTCCGGAATATGAGGTACAGAGACCCTCTTCGTAGTTCGTGCTGACGGAAGCATCCACAAAGCGGACGCGATCTCCAGCGATGTAGGCCAAACCACTCTGTGTGGTGAATGTTTGGCTCCCAGAGTTGGCAATGGTGTGGCTGGTCGTGCTCGTGGCGAAGTAGCCAGCACCGGCCGCTCCGTTGGATCCGTTCGTGCCATTGGTTCCAGCTGCGCCATTTGCGCCAGTGGGTCCGGTCGGACCTGTGGCGCCCGTTGCGCCAGTCGCACCCGTGGGACCGGTCGGACCTGGGGACCCGCCGCCACCGCCGGCCCCGGCGACGTAGGTATTTGTGCTGGCCTGGTAGGTCGGCACCTGTCCGTCCGAAGGCTTCGCAATGGTCTTGTCCAGGCGCACGCCGAGGAGGTTTGTTGTGACGTTCGCCCACTGAGCCAATGCGGGCGAGCATATAAGCAGAAATAGAAGTACATGGCGCATTACTGGCTCAACTCCCAAGCGTCAACGATCGTCAGCGAGTTAGCGCCGCCCAGCTCCGTTATGCGCAACTCGTTACCCAAACACGCGGGAGAGAACAACGGGAACACATGCACCAGCGCGTCCGTGAATGTGTAAAGGTCGCCGCCGATCTCCGGCTTGGTGAATGTGATGGTCGATGGGGGGGCGGTGAATACGGCCCGGTCCAGAGTCACCAGAAGCTCAGCCTTGTAGTTCGGCGAGGTGCCGGAGCACTGAATCTGGATAGTTTGGCTCTGCGTTTTCTCCAATGCACGAAACGGAAGCAGCTGGACGTATACGCCATTCGGCGCAATGGTTTGAGCGTGGATTATATTCACCACGTCCATATGCGTTATGTTGTTGTGGCCAGCCCACAACGACCGCGTAAGGAGCGCGCAGCCAACGGTGCAATAGAAAACAAACAGAAACGTAAAAGCTCTGCACGCTGCGCTGATAGTTTTTCTGTCCATTGTCGCCTGTCCCCTCAGAGTTTGATGATCATTGTCGCCATGATCGTCGGCTGCGTCACAGAATGCGGTCCACCGCCGCCGGTGTTGGCGTTCGCCACGCTTATTCCCGTCGTGTTACTTGAGTTCGTACCGCCGGCCGTGGTCGATCCGGTGGTTCCGTTTCCGCCGATGCCGGAACCAGAAGCAGTTGCGGAACCTGCGGCTATGGTGAAGTTGAGAGAATGGCTATGGGCGATACCAGTGAATGTATGGGTGTGGCCGGGGTCTGTGACGGTCGCCGTGTGGGTGTGACTGGGAATTTGCGTCGAAGTGAGAGTGACCGTCTCCGTTCCGCCGGCCGCGCCCATCGTCGTCCCGGCAATGCCAGATCCGCCTGAAGTGATTCGATTTGCGGCGGTTCCGCCAAGATTATCCAGGCCAACCTCTGTTCGACCTCGGTAATCAGGCAATGAAAGCCGTTTATTTGCCGCGAAGTCGTTTGACGCACTGGCACCGCGAGTAGTGGCGGTGCCAGTGCTGTCCTGGATAGCCAGCTGTGCATTGGCGTAACTATTCCAAAGCAACGTGTACAGGTTTGAAGTGTCTGCGTTTGCCCGTTCAGTTGCCCCCGATGCCACGTTGCCGATTGTCAGTCCATCGGCGAGTACCCACCCCGCTGGCGCCGTAAGGCCTGTGTATCCGATTCGCGCGCCGGTCGGGGTGGATCCGGCCAACGCCGTGGCAATCTGTGTCAGAAGCGGGCCTAGCTGCTGAAGCGCTGCCTCAACGTTGTCCGTGCTGTAGTAGTTCCCCGTGTCGGCGATCGGGATGGCTGCTGCGGAGCTGGAGCCGGCGATCGACAGCGCCAGCTGCAAGTCCGTGGACGTGGGAAGCGTGTAAACGAGCCTACCTGCTGAATCCCGGACGGTACTGGAAAAGTCACCCGCCGCATAAACATTGGCGGGTGTACCCTGGCGTGTAATGTAGCCATTCGTGGTCCGAAACGGCTGGTCCGCCCGGATCGTTCCGCCAGTGTCCCAGTACATCTGGATCGGCGCGGACTGTGGGTTCTGGTTTGGAGAGCCGAAGTAGACGTATCCACCGTCCAACGGCTTCCCGCTCATGTCGGTGTAGACCTTGATCTGCGCCGTAACCGGGTAGTAAAAATTCGCCGACCGGAGCCGACTTCCAAGTATGCAGAACAGCGCCAGGATCATAAGAGTGCTGGCGGTGACGATCGCTCTTGCGTTTCTGTCGATCATTCTTTCAACTCCGGTCTCCCGCCACGAACGGGTCCACCAGCTACGTTGGCTGCAAGTGATTTTGTCAGGTACTGACCGAATTGGGACGGGGGCACGTCCGCAGCAGCCATCAATCGTCGGAACGCGGGTTCTATGCTTTTGAACCCGGGCAGAGTCATGATGTAGTCACCGGCCCCCGCTTTGTTAGCAAGATGAACACCTCGACCACCAAACCCTAGCCCACTTCCTATGAAGGATACCAAATCAGAACCGTATCCAATCGCTTTCCGGATCGGGCCGGGTTTGTTCGCTTCCTTCGCAACCTTGGTAGCCTCCGCGAAAGCCTTCTTGGCGAAACCGTACTTGATGCCTGCATCCTTGGCCACTTGCCTGAGCTCTATGGCCGCCGCACCCGTCTCCTTACTGGCAGCGGTTGCAGCCCGGTTGGCTTGGGTATACGCCCTTCTGGCCTGTTGCATCTCCGCACCGGTGCGCTTGACGACTTCGGACGCTTTGTCCTGCGCTTCCTTCAAGGCCACCTGCTCCGCGCTTTGCACGCCCTCTTGGATGCCGCCCTCGGCCATGGCCTGGGCAATACCTTGTGAGGACTTGGCCAGGTCCTGAACCAATCTTCGACCCTCGGGATCCAGGTTCTTCATCAGAGAAGCGAATTCGGCCGGGTTGTTCACCAGTGACTTCATCCAGGTGTTGAACTTCCCGAAGGCGAAGGGCTCGCCGGCCGCGATGTTGCCAAACTTGTTTGACAAGACAGAGCGAATCACGTCGGGTTTCAACTCTTCCAGACCGGGACGGCTCATGGCAGTCATGAGGGCATTGAACGGGCCCGGCTCGCCCTTTGCTAGCTTGACTATGGCTGGTCCAGCTTTAGCTGTCACATCGCCGACGAGGTGGTCCTCGACGTCTTTGGCCAGGAAGGCCTTGGCCGCTTTCTTGAGGCCGAAGTACTCCTGGGCCTCTTTCTGCGCCTCTTGGTAGATTTTACCGACGCCAAGGTTCTCCGCAGACTGGCCCTGGTCCGCAGCCATTACGTCACGGGCGAGCTGAGCCAAACCTCTCTGCTGCCCGGCGTTAGCCAAAGGGCCTCGCGTCGCCGCCATATCCCCGAGGTCCTTGCGGACTCGGTCCTGCATAGCGTAGGCGGCTTCCTTCACGGTCCCGTCCTTGAGAATTTTAGGTCTTATCTGTCGCCACGCTCTTTTCAACCACGTGGGGAGCTTAGCGTAACCGCCGGCCTCCTTCGCCTGCTCTTGGATGAACTCTCCAAACCCTTTGACGTACGCCTTGCCTGAGCCTACACCCTTTTTCACCTCGGCGTACTTCCCCCGGAAACTTTTCTGCAGAGCGCCTAGCTTATTGCCGACAGCGTCCACAGCGTTCCTATTCACATCACCAGGTTTTCGACCGCCGCCCAGATCCTGGACCAACTGCTCACTTTCTGCGGTGAGTTGGTGCACGGCAGGGTTCGGACCCGCCGTGGTAGCAGGCGGGAGAGCAGCCTTCGCAGCGTCTACACCCGCTTTTGCCGCGTCTCTCTCCGCCTGTGCTCGCGCTTCGACTCCTCCAAGATTCGTCAATGCTGCTGCGGAGCTACGAGCCCCCTGGGCCTGCGTTGCGGAATGCTCTGCGGCGGCGGTCTGCGCTTGGGAGACGGCCGCGGAGCGCTCCAAACCCGCCTGCTCTAGCTGGGAGGCGAGTGCTGGGTCCACGGTCGCTCTGCCGACTCCAGACCCAGCGGCGCCCGCTTCGACGAAAGGCGCATTGATTAGTATCCGACCTGCTTTGCTGAGAAGACCCACACCAGCCCCGATACCCGTGCCAAGGAGAAGCTGGTTAGGGTTAAAACCACCGCCGGCCAACCACTTACCCCCCTCGGTGATGGCCGACCCGATGAGACCTGCCGCAGCCGCCCCGGCCACGCCCGGACCTGCAGCGAGAGCGGGGGCTGTCTCTATCATGCCGTACAACGTTCTTTTCAGGTCGCTGCCCTGGATTTCACCGTTTCGATAGGCGTACTCCTTCCCGTTCTTTTTGGACGTGAAGAGGAGAGAGCCATCTGGCAGTTCTTCCACCGGTACGTCGGAGAAGTGTTTGTTGACGATGGCCTTGATGGCCTTCGGACCCGCTCCAAGAGTACCCAGCAGGGAAAAAGCGGGGCTTCCGGGGTTGAAGACCCCGTCGAACTCCGGCATATCCCACCAATCACCACGGTCCCTGAGCTTGATGTGATCCAGGGCCGCTTCGTCTGCATCGGTCGAAACAGGGACACGCTGGGAAGGGTCCGGGCCAGCAAACAAATCATCCACATTCGGTAGGGAGTTTCCGCCGGTCGCAGGGGGTGGAGGTGCGGACGGGTTGAAAGAGATCCCGCCCGGGGCGATACCCGAAGGTGTTACCGGCGCCGTTGGCCCAGATAAAGGGTATGACGACTCAGGCGGTAAAAGATCGTCTACGTTCGGGAGTGGCGTATCTCCCATCAGTTAGCCTCAGGCGTAATAGCAAGCCGGGTCCGCAAGGCTTCCCTTCTCCACGGATCTGCATCCTTGTGGGTAAGGTACTCCTTCGCCGCTTGTATACGCGAGGGGGGTAATGGCGTAGCCGTACCCCCCGCACCCTCCCGGATCAAGGGGTACACTTTCTTGGAGAGGAAATCGTTGTAGTCCTGGTTCTTTTGGTAGGGGATGTCCACCCCGTTGACGTTGATCTTACCGTCTGTCTTCGCGCTCCGAGTGTCCCAGTTTGACTGGGTCCACTGCTTCTCTACGGAGCCCAAGGTCGCATCCGCTCTCTTCTTGGCCACGATTCCCTCGACCATGGTCTTGGCCGCTTCAGGATTTGCGGTCAGGTCGAAAGTACCCTTTCGCATTTGGTCTATGATCTCTTCGTTGAGACGGCCACCGGGTGGGAACATCTTCAGAAGATCTTGATTCGTATACTGAGCCAGCTGCTTCCGAATAACCGAAGACACGTCCTCTTTTCCAGCGATGTTCTTCAGATACTCCCAGCCACGTGCGGGGTATCCACCAAGGACTAGCTTCTTGTTGATGTTGTCCATGAGATTCTGCCCGATATTTGCATCGCGGGTTGAATCGGAGATGGTTTTTCCAAGTTCGTTGATCGTCTTGACGCTGTCAGCAGGGAGCCCATTAAGCTGTCGTCTTTTCATCTCAAGATCTATTTGCGCGTTCTCGGCAGCTTGGGGTGTTTGTGCGCGCGCAGTCGCTGCGCCCGAAGCCGATACATCGGCCGCATCCTGCGCTTCTATCGGAGCAAAAGGGACCTTAGCCGCCGCCTGCGCCCCGGCCAAGTTCTTCACGTCGATATCGGCCTGCTGCGTTCTCCGCGCTGTATCCGTTGCCAGATTCGTTGACGCTGTTGACGCGTTCGAGCTCAATTCCGCCGCGCGCTTTGTGGCGATATCCTGCAGACTCAGAGCGTTGGCGTGCTTCGCCGTGTTGACTGCACTATCTGCATCCGCCGTTCCCTTACGAAGAGTGTCACCCTGACCCGCTTGCGCTCCGTAGCTCTCGATAAAACCCTTGTTGATGGCCTCTCCGGCCATCCCCACGGTAGAAGTAGCCAGACCGGGATTCTTCGCAATCATGTCCGCATGGTCACCCAACGTCTTGGCGAGAGTGTCATTTCCGGAGTTCTTCGCGGCCTGCGATGCAGTCCGGAACGTGTCCTCGGCCACGCCGTATTGCCCTTTGCTGAGGGCAGCGTACCCGGGAATGAGCGTGGACATGATGGTCTTCTGCTCTTTCTCCAGAGTATTTTTGTAGTTCTGCTGAATATCTGCCGAATGCCGAAGACCGGTCGGAGTGGACAAAAGTCCAAGGATGTCGTCAGAAGTCGGACCACCCTTCTTCTGGGAGACGGCGCCCAATCGACTTTGAAAGTCCTGGTCCTGCTGCTCAACCGTTTGCTGCTGGTGAAGTTTCTGCTGTATCTCCGCCATCTGCGCAGCATGGAGCTGCCGCTGCTGGTCGGCATTCTGAATACCGATGCCAAGTTCGATGCTCTTCCGGACAGATTCGGCCGGGTCCTGAGTGTCGAACTTGTAGTTGAGGGGTGCAGGTAGGTCAAAAGCCATTACCAGGACCCCCCGCTACCGCCGCCATAGGTAGCATTCGGCAGGAAAGTCTGCACCGGAGAAGACGACCCACCACCGGAAGATCCCCCTCCCGCAAGAGGGCCCTTCCCGTAAGCCCCCAACACGCCCAACGTACTGAGAGAGGTACCGATCCCGCCAAACAGGTTTGACTGTATTTGACCCTGGCTCAGTGCGTTCTGGCCCTGGATGTTTCCGACCTGGCTGAGAAGCTGCGCTTGTGTGCTGGCGTTTCCGCCGGCCAAAGACGCTTCGTTGCCCGCGACCTGGCCACCGAGCCCCAGTTGCTGACCGAGGATGTTGATGCCGCCCTGCGCCTGTGCTGAAGCGCTCCCTTGGCCCAGCCCGGCCAACGTGTTCTGGCTCTGCGACCCAAGGGAAGACAGGCTACCCAGATTCGTGAACTGCTGCTGCAGCAACTGGTTCAGAAGCGCCGGATTGAACTGGGCCAACGCTGCTTGCGTGTTCCCGCCTCGGAGCCCACCGGTAGCCGATGCATTCTGGAGGATCGCTTGGTCGCCCTGCTCCGCCAACTGCTGGAACATCGGGCTGTTCTGAATGCCGTTGATTGCTTGGCTTTGTGCCGCCGCCCCGTTCGCACCGGTGAGGTTTTGCTGCTGCCCAAACGCGTTCAGGCCGCCCTGGGCGTACTGCTGGAGTCCCGGGATAGACGCCTGCCCGGCTTGGACGTAGGGGGCAAAGAGGCTGGAAAGTTGGCCCTGTTGGGTACTTGCCAGAGCATTCCCCTGGTTCAACGCCGTGGTCTGTTGACCCAGGGCCTGCTTGTAGTTGGCCTGCTGGGCAGCCTGCGCTTGCTGGTTCGCCTGCAACTGAGCCGCTGCTGCCTGTTTGGCGGCATCGCTCTGTGCGTTGGCCGATAGAAGGCCTGTTATGGCCGACCCGCCAATAATCGCCGCTCCAATTCCGCTCACCGCAACCTCCCCAGCAGGTCCTTGACCTGTCGATAGTCTACCACCACTTCGTCTCCTGGGACAGTCTCAGAACAGAAAGGGGCGATCGGTTCCAGGGCCACCAAAAAGGCATCGCCATTGATTTCCACGAACCGGGCGTTGGGTTTACAGGAGTGGTTGACGAACCGGCCGGCCGGCGTTCGCTTCCCGCCAAGTCTCACCGGCGCCAGGATATCGCCACAGGTCACCGGAACTTGAACGTAGACGCCCGCGCCGTCGATCGCGGAACGGCGGATGACCACGTTGAACCCAGGAGGCATCGGGATTTGGTCATCCTGTCGCTCCGACTCTTCCCGGGCCTGTTCCTCGGTGATTCCGAACTCTTTCAAGACGAGTTGGAAGTCTTCCCGGTCCAAGGCGTGCCGGATCTCGCGCTCCAGTTGAATCTTGGCGGCAAGGTCGAGGAAAGCGGGAGACTTGTGGAAGAACTGGTCCTCCAGCTTCTCGACGTCCGTCTCGTCCGTGGCAAAGACGTTCACCCACACAACATCCGTGAAGGCCAGGCCCATTTTCCGGCCCGGTGGTGCCACGTAGAAGTGTGGTGCTTTTACCACATGGATCGGTCCGTCGTCCTGACGCATCGCAATCATACCAGCGAGAACCAGGTTCGTATGTGCGAACTTATGGTGGTGGGAGATCGCAAAGACGCCCGCCCGCACGGTGACCTGGCGCAGATAGACACCGGGTCCGAAGTGGTGGGTGACCACGACGCCGACTTGCGGCTGCGCGATCACCAGCGCCTCCGCCTCGTCGATCGTAGCAATTTCAGAAGAGGACATACGCGTTCACCCCCGGGACAACGGCGCCCACCGTCGGTACGTTGAAGGTCGTGGAACCGTCCCCAATCCCGAAGGGGTACGCTGTGGCGGTGTGGGTTCCAGCCCCGTCGGTCGTCGTGTTGATGTTCACGCCGCCAGCGGTGGCGCTGACCGTGAAGGAATCGGTCCCGGGCGTCTTCACGAAATATTCGGTGCCAGCAACGAGGGGCGAGGGCAGCGTGCCGTTCGTCGTGAAGTAAACGGGTATGTTGGCCGCCAGCCCGTTCGCCGTCCACGCGACCACGGCCGGCGAGGCGTGGCTGATAGTCACCTTGGACACCGGAACCAAGGTGCTGAACAGGGCCGGGTACGCGGTCCGGGAGACGGCCGCTCCGTTGGCGGGAAGTGCCCGGGTCACCGGTACCTGCGCACCCGAGTAGAACACATCCCCGGGCTGAAAGCCAGAGACCTTGAACAACTGCTCAAGCGCGAGAAGGAACTGTTGGTCCTTCTGCGTGACCTTCTCTATCTGGGCTCGCGTTGGCGGTTTGAGTACGTCTCCCATCAATACTCACACGCCTCTATCTCGGCGTCTAGTTTGATCGCAGAAAGGCGAGATGTACTGTCCCCGCGAAATCTCTGAATGCGGAAATTAGTCCACATACCCTGCTTCAACCAAAGCAACCGCTTATTCCTGTCGCCGATCCGGCCGGACTTTACGGACTTGTCCTGGCTCCAAGTCACCCCGTCAGTAGAGTAAGAGGTGGAGACCATCGGGTCCAGAACGATACCATCATAGGAGGTGATCATTGGCGCAGTGCCGGTGAGGGCGGCGAGCTCCATCTGCTTGATAAACGCCCGTTTGCCACCGTTACGGAGCATCGGGGTTGCAAACTCCCACCGAACGGGAGACCCCCAGTGTCCGGAATCTGTGCGAGACAGGACTCCGATCGCGCTCGACTCCGGATCCCCGACGATCCAGGTCCCATTGACCAGGAGGAAGTTGATGGCGCGATACTGAGAGAACCCGGACATCCCGGTTACCCGGACGTGCCAGACCGGCTGTTGTGCGACGGCGGAAGCGGCTGCGTCATAAACCACCGCTCGATCGGGGAGAGCGATAATGACGAACTGGCTGCCCATGTCAAAGACAGTCTCCATCTGAATAGCCGCAAGTTGAGCATCCGTATACGAAAGTAGAAGCGCATCTATTTCCCTGCTTGATATTTTAGAAAACTGCGCGTTCTTCCCCATGTAGACGCTGGGTGCTTCCGCGCTTGGGTTGCGACCCCCGCCCACAAAGGCAACGGTATCGTTGAAGACACACGCCGCTCGAAGGCCGACCGCGCCCTTCGTCATAACAGCCGTAGGTGCGGCGTTGAAAGGGAAGAAGGCACCACCGATGTTCTGGAACACGTCGATCTCAAACCGACTGATGACGTGGACTTGATCTTGAACTTTCAGAAGGCACTGGATGGTGTCCGGGGCGTTGGTGCCGCCATATTTCAACGGGTTGAACGTTGAAGGCGAGTCGAGGTTTGACGTCGCAATGTTCTTCCCGTCGGTCACCATCCAGTACCCGTCCACCCAGACCATATCGGTCAAAGCGGCGGGTACGTTCACGTCCGTAACGTGCGTGAGGGAGGACCCGTCCCAGAAGTACAGAAGACCGTTGGACAGGACGCCCAAGAGGTCCAGGCTGTAGTCCATCCGGGCCGGCCCGGACCCGCCTACGTCGCCGATGACGGTCACGACGCCAGCCGTGGTGATGGAGATCAACTTCGTCCCGCTCACCCGGTACTGAAGTCCCGTCTTCGGCCAGAAAATGGCCCCGCGGTCCACGCCTTGCCCGGTGGTGAACGCCTCGATCCCTTCCGCCGGCCGGAGGTACCCGTCCGCGGTGGACTCTTGGCCCGGGACCGGCACCATGTTGACCGGGTACGCAACACGGACGCCCGGGTTGTTGTCCATGTAGATTCCAGCGAGGATGGGTATTTCCATGTCAGGCCACGGGAACCCAGGTATTCGAGGGGGCGTCGTATTTTTGCCGGAATGACCCATTTGCACTGGTGTTACTATAGAACGTATATGTCAGATTGCAACCAACCGCTATCAGATTAAGCGTGGTTATAGTCTGACTGGTAGTCAAAAGAATCTCCTGTCCGTCCACCGCGGTACCTTTCGGGGGGAAAACCACGGTGTAGGTGGACAAGGTTCCGGTGGGGGTGAGCCTCAGCCACACCGGGACAGAAACGCCGTTCACCTGGGAGATGGTGAACGTCAGGCCACTTGTGGTGGGCGAGTCATACTGAGTAACCATGGCGTTGGGGACCACGATGCTGGCCTGGAGAAAGGCCAGGAGGGTCGTCGCCGATACCCGCCGCGCGTCACCGTTCGCTGACGAAGCAATCGGGAAGTTATCGGCCGCCAAGAGCGGCGACTGGGAAAGAAGCTGCATGATCGAAACGCTCTGGCTCATGTACCCTGCCCTTCTGGGTCGTAGCTGACCTTGCAGCCCCCCGCGTTAAACTCCAACGGACCGTCGCCGCCGGCCTGGATGTCGGTGGGCTTCTGGTTAACAAATACACGGTCCCACCCGCGCCAGCCCTTATGACCCGCACCCGCCGGCATGTTGCAGGGCAGCCGCACCGGTGGCGCCGATGCTGCTTTTGCCAACAGGTTATTGTAGGTCCGTTTCGCCGTTGTGGTTAGGGTCTGTGAAACCTGCCGGCCCAGTCCACTGGCCAAGATCATCGCCAGGTTCGTGAAAACGGCGATGTAGCACGTATCCGGCAACCCCGAATCGACGGAGCCATCCACGATCATTGTCGAGGACATGGCGTAGCCCAAGCGGATCCCCTCTGCGTTCCAGTCGGCCATCATCGCATCCATCGTGCTCAAGCCGTCTTGAATTTCCTCAGGCTGCACATCGAACGTGTAATTCAGCCCAATCTGGCCGAACGCCTTCGTTACGAGATCCTGCTTGGACCAGCTCATTTACAGCGCCTTCTTTGTCCGCACGCCGGGTTGACCGGCGGCGGGGGACGGAAGGTCAGGTAGTGGCGCGACGGGGGTGATCGTCGGATCTGGCGTAGGTTCCGGAGGCGTCGGAAGCACCGGGGGCACCGGCGGGAGGGTCGGATCCTCCTTGGGCGCTGCGTCCTTCTTCTCCGCCGCTGCCAGGGCCTTCTGCTTGGCCGCTGCGGCATCCAGCGCCTTTTTCTTGGCGTTGGTCAACAGGCTGCCCATGGTGATGACCTTGGTCGCTGCGTCGTCGAGAGCCCGATCAGCCGCCTGCGTCCGCAACTTGCTGGAAGACAAGGTCTTCCCGGCCTCCTGGGCTCTTACCTGCGCCGCCGCCTTCCGGCCCAGTAGGTCCGCGTACTTGGCGTCAAAGTCCTTCTTGGCCTCCGTGGCCTCTTCGTACTCCTCCAGGACCTTCTGAAGATCCTTGTCGGCAGCATCGAAGGTGACCTGGTCCGCGGCGAGGTTCTGGTTCGCCTCGTTCAGTTTCTCCGCGGCGTCGGCCTGCAACGCGTCCGCGGCGGCGGCGCGTTCCTCCGGTGTTGCCGTGGACGGGAGATCCCCTGGGTCCTCCGGCGACTTGGCGAGGTCGTAGGCTTCCTCCGCCGCCGCCATGGAGGGGAACCAACCGTCCTTGGCAAGAAGGTCGGCCTCACCCTGGGTCTTCGCGGGAGCCGTTTTGAAGGTCCGGCCCCCGTTTCCGGGGTTCGCGTTGGAGGTCCCCGGAGGGAAACACTTGTAGAGAAGCGTGGATTCAAATGTGGTGGCCATGACTCCCCTTACTGAATCCGGTAGGTGACAAAGGTGTTGGCGGCCGTCTTCCGCGAAAAGAAGCGGATCGCGTTACCATACAGCGCGCCGGTAGAGGCATGTAGAGAGGGTACCACGGAGGTCCCCACAATCGTATGCCCGCTTCCCGCGGCGATGGTCACAGTATCCGCCGCCGCCAACGAGTTGTTGATCGACGTCCATTCAAACCCCTGGTTCACGGCCAGCCCGGCGGCGGCATCCAGCAAAGTCCCCGTTGGAAGCGTCAGGGTGATAGTGGACCCGTCAACGTGAACGCTCGTGATGATCCCGTTCAACAGGTCCGTAGACAGCAGGGTTCCCGTCGTGTTGTAGGTAGCGGGGCTCTGCTGATCCCGGGCCGCGACAGGCCCTGGGCGCACCACCGGCGTTGCCGCGCCCAACGCGCTCACCGAGTACCAAACCAAGTCCGCGCCCGCCAGAATGCGGACATTGGTGGCCGTTGTAAAAGGCCCAAACACATACTCACTATTCGACACAGGACTGCCGGTAATTTCCGTATATCGGACAACGCTGTTATTCCCCGGACCGCCTACCTGCTGGTAGACACTCGCAATACCGCCCCCGACCGTGAACACGCTAACGTACTGGTTCGCCGGCACGGCAATCGTGGCGGCTCCGTTGGGGTACACCGGCAAGGTGGCCGCCTGAGCGGCTACGCACGCGAACAGAGACAAAAGCAGAATCACGTATCGCATTGTTCCTCCGTTTGAGACGAATAGAAATTTGAAGCGGGGCCGTAGCCCCGCACTTACTTACGTTTTGACTTCGTTACGGCTGAGAGAACAACGCGATTCCGGCCATTTCAGGCTGGAGCATCGTCACACCGTAAAGAGTGTCAAGGCGATACTTCGTCAACATGGTGTTGATGTCGTACTGCTTCTGGAGAACCAAGTCGATTCCCTGCTCAGTCGTGGCGCGCATCACCGCGGCGCCAGCGTCCATCGGGACTTCGTACCGGCCCGGGAGGATTTCGATGGAATCCTTGAACCAGAACGGGTTGATGTAGGCTGCCGCCGTGTTCAAGAACACCAGTGACGCGCTGGCGGAGGTGGCCACCACGGTGTTCTGGTACTGCTGTTCCGCCATCGTTCCACCCTGGTTGGAGATGATCGGAGGGGAGATCACCAATGTGGTCGCACTGGGCACCGCAATGACACGGAAGGTCTTGAGCGACCCGGTGTCCGACTTGGTGATGTGGTGCGCTTCGTTGACGCCGGCGACCGTCAGGGCGTCTCCAACGGCCACGTTAGTGGTAGAGGAGACCGTTATGGTCTGGTACCGGTTGTCCGTGTTCGACCGCTGCCCAGTCGTCGCCACAGAGGTAGCCTTGGGTACATAGTAGTTGGCCGCGCCCACGCGCGTGTCCATGGTGATTCCGGACCCCGCCGCCACGGTGCACCGCAGCGAGTAGTCCATCTTGTACGTCTCGAAAGACGCCACCATGCCCACATACCCGCGTCGGTAGGCTTCTTTGGTCATGTCGACCATGTTCTGGCGGTTCGCCAGATCCTTCGCCAGACCGTTATAGTCGGTCGTCGAAAGAGCGAGGTAACGGTCCTCGTACTGGATGCCGACCCGGTTCATGATCGCCTCGATACTGGCGACGTCGCCGAACCCGCTGGCAGCCGCAGAACTCTTGTAAACGAGCGTCCCTTCGTTACAGGCCACGTTCAGAACCGCGAGGTTGATGTCCGAGGCCAGCTTCTCGCGCGCCGACTTCCCGAGACGTTCCGCCTGGAGGGCATCACGGAGCTCTCGCGGATTCATTGGCCAGGGGACGGACCGGGAGTACCCGATCGTCGCCGGCACCGACAACTGCGTCTGCGCCAAGAAATTGGCCGTCATGTCCGTTCCGGCGTAGCTCACCGAGATGTAGGGCTGCGGGCGCCAAATGATGTCACCCGTGCGCTCCATCATTGTCTGGTCCGTCTTGTAGACGGCGACGTTCCGAGACATCACCAGAGCGTCTTGGAAGTCCTGAAGGAGCTGGTCGAACGCGACTCGCTCTTCCTTCGAAAAAGAATTGGCCATTATGTATTATCCTTGTCGCTGCTGGCGCTTTTTCTCCTGGATGTGGCGGATGACCGCTGTCCGGTCGCCCGTTTTATCCGCGATCGCTTGCAGCCGTTCTAGTTTTTTATCCACCGCGCCTGTCTTGGACCCGCTTCCGGTGGGCCGCTTCTCAGGTGGTGGGGTAGTGGTTTTCGATTTCAATTCGGTTCGGGCCTCCAGTTTCGCGGCCTTTGCGATCAAGGCTCCGAGATCCTTCGTATCCGCAAAGTCCTGTAGCCGGTCAGGGTTCCGGCCCAATGCAGCAACCACCAAGTGGGGATTTTCCGTATAGTGCAGAATGACGTCTTTTTGAACCTGGCTCAACCCGGCAGCGACCAATGTCTCCAGTTCCACGTAGTCCGGGAGCTTCACGATCATGTCTTCCCGGGCCTGGTTGTACTTGATCTGCTTCTGCTGTCGCTCACCCTGGACCTTTTGGGCCTCCTGGGCAGCTTGAGCATCCGCAGTCGCCTTTAGACGTTTCGCCTCGTACCAGGCGTCCAGTTTCGTCTCGTAGTCGGGCGTGTCGTACCCGCAATCCTCAAGAGTCGGCTTTTTGCCGGGGTCCGGCGCCTGTTGCGCTGGGTTCCGTGCAGCGAGCTCTCTTTCGAGTTCCGCGGTCCGCGCTCGAAGCCGGGCGAACTCCTTGTTCCGTTCCTTGGTCTTGTCGGGCGTTTCTTTCTTCGCAGCCGGTTGTTCACCAGCTACTACGATGTCATGTTCTGCCGCTTTCGGAGTTTCCGTCTTGGTAGTATCCGCCGCACTCGAATCACTGTCCGAACCCGCACTTGGCCCTTCCTCGGACGTATCCGAAGACTCCCCTTGATCTTCCGTCACCTGGGGGTCGGTGACCGTCGTATCCACCGTGTCCGTCCGCTCACTCCGCGCCTCCGGAATTACGTCCGGGTCGTTTTCGATCGCCACTACTGTCCCGCTCCTGGCGAAGAATTCTGGTCGGGTTGCGTCAGCATCCCATGCAGACTCTCTGCCGTATCCACCGCGGACTGCTTGTGGTCCAGGTGGATATCAGAGAGGGTCTTTACCTCGTCCAGCGCCGCTTTCTTCTTGTCCGCCGCGACTCCGGCCATCGCCACGATGGAATCGACCTTGGTCTTCTCCGTTCGTGCCGCAATCAGTGCGATGTCCGCCTGTTTGACCTGCGCCTCGGCCTGCGCCTTCTGCGCTTCCGCCATGGCGTACTGGTCATTGGGGCTGGGCTTCGCATTCTGCGCCTGGGCCTGCAGTTGCTTGGCTTCTTCCGGTGTCGCCTTGCCAACACCCTGTTTCAGAAGCTTCATCCGGGCGTACTCGCGGATGTCGCCGACACCCTCGCCCTGCAACTGGGACAAGGCGTAGGTCACCAGGACAGACTGGGTCTCCGGGTCCTGAACATTGGGCAGCATTCCGACAATTGCGGTGAGCGAGGCTTCCCGTTTGCTGTCGCTGGAGGGTCCAACCTCCACCGCCACGTCGAAAGAGGCCCGGGTCAAGTCGTTGGCCTTGATGACCTTGCCCTCGTAGGAGATCACGGGCTTCTGAAGCTCCAACTGGCTGATCTCGCCGCGTTCACCGACACCCTTCATCTTCCGGCCCTTTTGGGTGTACAGCTCCTTGGCCATCGATAGCCAGATTTGACCACCGCGCTTGATCGCCTTGGCCATATTCGAGATGTAAATGTAGGCGTTGCTGTCAATAACCTGTTGTGCCGCCTGTACCATCTGGCCAGTGACGTGCGATATGACCTTGCCGGCTTCGTCCGGGTTCCCCATCACATCTTTGATGTTTTGGTTGGAGAACTCGATCAAAGCGGCCGTAGCTTCGGGTATATTGGGCGTTTTGGTGTAGCCAAGAGGCCCCGGAGGTAGCGGGTTGCCACCGGCATCCGTGCCTGGATTCAACACCAGGTACGGGCGGTTGACGATATTGTCCTCCGCCCACATCTCCTGGAACCCTTTGATCATCTCGGGAGTGACAATGGGCTTGGAAATGGGCGACATGACGCTCAATTCCGCAAGACTACTGACCTGCATGTTCAGAATCCGCTGGCTGTCTTTCGCCCCACGGACATGCCCTTGCACCCGCTCCACGTTGTCGATGAAAACGCGTTTCCCGTACGTGATCACGACCGGGATCTCGCTGCCCACGATGTACCCGCAGTCTTCAAGAACCGCGGCACCGCTCAAGATGTACTTGTGAATCCGCTTCCGCTTGATCTTCTTGGACCCGGTCTTCTTGAACCCCGTGGCCTTCAGCGTCCGGGCGAGGGAATCGTCATTTTCCAGTTCCGCCTCGCTGTGCGACTCCTCGCTTCCGTCCAACCCGGTGTAGAAATTCACGAAGGACGGGACGTACTCGACCTTGTAATACTCCGCCACGTAGACGACACTGGGCGTCAGCCAGTCGAAGTACCTCTGCTGGATCTGTTTCGGCCAGTCCGCCGGGCTCTTCCCGTAATCCGCCTCGTATTCATCGTACGTCTGGGAGGTGACCACGTAGCAATACTTCGCGTCCGACTTATCTTGCCGTTTACAGTCCAAGTCGAAGAAAACCGACGAGTCCGCGTCCACAATGGGCTCCATGATGATGCGCTGGGGCTCATCTTCCGTCTCCACCGCCTCTTCGTCCTGGTACTGGGTACTGAGTCTCCAGGCCCCAATACCGCCGTCTACCGACTCCTGGAAGGCGTTGTCCATCGCGTCTTCCGCGCTGGAATCCTGTTCGTCGGCTCTGTAAAGCTTGGCGCAGGTGTCGGCGAGCTCGTCGTCGGTTGCGCCGTCTTTACTGATGAATTTGACATCCATCCGGTTGTTCCGGTACTCGCGGATGATGCCGTCCACCGACTTTGCGGTCTTGTTGACCTCCAGTTTCGGCTTGTTCTCGAACTGCTCGCTCAGTGGTCCTTCCCACTGCGCACCGGCGATGTTGACGAAACGCCGGTCCTGTAGACACTGCATCCGCTCGTCGCGTAACGCAGACTGGATGTTGCCGTATTTGACAAGAGCGTCAATGTGAATCTCGTTGAGGTCCCGGTCGGTATTGGTGCTGGGCTTGGTGTCGGCGGGGTCATAGGACACCACAACGTCGAGATTCGAGCGAGAGGAGGTTCTAGCCACGGCCGCCACCCCATCGTTGAACTGTCGGCAGGTACGAGATGTTCGTCGTGTCCTGTTTCCTCAATACCTGGCGCCTCACGGCTTCACAGGCGTACCGCAACGCTTCAATGCAGTGGTTGTTCTCATCCACGTACCCGACCAGGATCTTCCCTGTCAATTTGTCCACTGGGTGGCTGAAGAGGGAGAACTCATCGGCTATCGTTTTGCACCGGGGGTGAATGATGATGTTGTAGTTTTCCAGCCACTCCAGGCCCTGTTCGACAGAGTTGGGGCCGCGGACCGCCTTGAAGATCTTGAACCCCTTCTCCTTGAGGTCGAGAATCCGCTCCGGGCGGTCTGATCCGGCCACGATCTCCAGTTTGTCCGTCCCCGGGACCGTCAGTAGGAACGCGGGGGTCTGGCGGATCGAAACATCGTACTCGCACGCTTCGCGGTCGATGTACAGGTTGTCCCCCTCGATGTAGCACCCCACCACAGCCAGGGGGTCCGGATGGAAGCCCCAGTCCAAACCCAACCGTATCTGCGCGTCTTTTGGCGTGTCAAACTCCTCGACGCGCCAATTGTCAAAGTACATGGCCTCCGCGTGCTCTTTGTACCCACCGTCCCAAATGTGGTGGTGTTTCTTCGGACTGATTCGGGCGTGGTACTCCTCTTTCTTGAGGACTTCGGGAAACCAGGGGTTGTCCGGGTAGTTGACCTGCACAACCACCGAATCGGGCGGGGGGCCGTCCGGACCGCGGAACAAGACGTCCACCGGGTCGGTCTTCAGGTGCGGGTTCCACGAAAACCAAAGCTCGCTCTCTGGCTTGCGAATGGTGGGCCTCAGTAGTTCAAGGGACCTTTCTGTGAACGACTGGGCCTCTTCCACCCACGCGCAGTCGAAACCCTCAAGGGATTTGATCGACTCCGCCGTGTGGTCGTTCATGCCTTCGAAGATGATGACCCCGTTCCCTTTCCTGGACCGTATCTCCGTCCCGAGAACGTCAAAATGGTCTCCGACTTCGAGTCGGCGAATTTCCTGCTCTAGCAGCTTCTTTACGCTCTGCTTCAACGACTTCTGCACTTCGCGGATACACACCGTGTTCCGTTCCGGGTCCGCTACGTGGGCCGCTATCAACATCGTCCCGAATCCCCGTGACTTCCCGCCACCCCGGCCCCCGTGGGCTGCCTTGTACCTCGCCGGTTGTAACAGGGGCACCATCCACTTCGGTGTCTGTAGTTTCAGCGTCAGCGCCGTCCCCGCTGTCATCCGTAGCGCCGGTCCCGGCCTTCCTCCGCGCGGCTTTTGACCGGGATTCGGATTTGCCCTCTTTCGCAAGCGTGCCATCAATAACGTCCCATGTTATTTTGTTGACTTCCCGGGTGTTCTTCCCTTCTATCGTTTCCTGTGATCCAGCCTCGTTCCACCCGGCACGGCACCGCAGCCAGAAGACCATCGCCTGCGGTACCCCGGCCATCGCTCTCTTCTTCAGGGAAGCAGCTACGTCTATGTTCGCGTCCGCGTCCCCCAGGCACACGTCTCCGTAATATCGCCCACCTGGCCGCAGATCGTCTTCGGTACAGCCCACCTTGGTTGCGATGTTCCTCAGCGGTATCGAAAGTCCAGCCAGCTCCTGCACTTTCGCGGCTTTCTCCTCGATCGTGCGCGGCGTGACGTACGGCGCCTTGGCTTCTTCCTCGGCCTCCTGCGCCGTCGGCAGCGCCGCTCTCTTCCGCTGCCCTGGTAGAAGCCCCATAGTCTGGGTATATCACCCACAGTATGGCCTGTCAACCGTACCCACTAGGTTTAGTTTTTGTGGGTTTCTGCTGTGAGAATACTTTAGTTTTGCGTGTTCTGTAAAAAAGTTTAGTTGTAGAATAAGATGGGACACCAATCACATAAGAAAGTTTAGTTGTAAAATCAGATCGGCACTAATATTGGGGCTACGCACACATCCCCATCCCCAACGCGCCCGGGGGGGTTTCGGCCTCCGGCCTGGACCGTACCAGCTGGCCCGGGTTCGACAGGTCCCGCCGGGGTCCTGCGCCACCTGGCCAGCATTCAACATGGGGACGCTAGTCTGACCAGAATGATACGCCCGGCCGCGTGTGCATTATGGGGCTTGACAAACTATGGGGGCATATGGTAGGCGCGGTCGGGTTTATGGATGGGGGCGGAAGCATAAGCCCGGGCTAATGTGTCGTATGGTGCATGTGGTGGGGCTACCATGTGCATTATATTGCATACACCACCAAACGCTATATAATGTACGCGTACTATGTAAGCGCCAGCCGGCAAACTAGCGGCTACAAACAATCTACAAATAAAGTTTTATTATTACTTTACTTGTGTCGATGTATCTGGCATACTAACTAAGTCAAAGACGAACGCGACCGGGCCGCAAGGCGCCTTGACCGGTCCGGGGAGAGAATCAACATGACCAACGAATACGCTCGCTCTGTCGTATCTCAACTCGTGTCCGATGCGCTCTACCACGCGCGCTGGATTGCACGTGGCGGCACTATGCCGTGTCCGGAGTGGCTGGACGCCGAAAACAAAGCGCGCCATGCTCGTGAGGCGCTCGAGACTGTCAATCATGACAGGGGAGAACTCCGAAACTACGTCAATCGGGCCTACCGAATCCGGTGCATCATCGTTACGCCGGTCCGACCGTTGCCGCTTCCGTAATCCGTTCCCGCGCCGTGCAAGCGGCGCATCGATCCAAAGCAAAACAATCCGAATTGTCCGGTCCGACATGGACTGGGAAGGTACGATCTACAATGAACATCGAATGCAATGTCTCCGAGCTGTACTCTGCTCTCGTCACCACCGCCAAGGGCGCGGCCAAGGTAAGCGCCTATTGTCTGGCGTTGCGTGACGGCAAGTTGCGGCTATCGTCGACGGGTGAGCACCAAACGGTCTACCAGACCATCAAGACTCCGGACCTTGGCGCCGCGCTTGACCTACAGTTCGTGGGCGCTCCAGACGCTGGACTGCTCAAAGGTTTCGCCGGTCCGTGCACAGTCGAGGCGACTGACACTCATATCACCGTGCGCCAGGGTGGCCAGACACTCGCATCCTACGCTTGCGCGCTCGTGGAGACACCGCCACCGCATCCGACCATAGAGCCACACGGCGCTTTTTCGGTCGACGCGTCCACGCTCGTGGACGTGCTAACCAGAACGGTGAAAACATCGGGCGACAAGGTTTTCCGGAAAAACGAAGTCGTCGCTCTGAGTCTCAAGCCGTTCAATGGTCGTGTGGCGCTGGACGTCGCATCAACCGACTCAATCCGCCTCACGCTCTGCCAACTCGTGGTGGAGGGCAAGGTAGACGCGCCGACTCAGCTCTTGCTACGTGCCGATGGCGTCAAGTCACTGCTCAAGATCCTACCAAAGCGGGGCACGATCGCTCTTGAGTACGACCGCGAGCAAGTGCTCGTCGCGTGGGAGGGAACCGTGGTATCGCTCGTCCGATCGGAAGACCGGTTTCCGAATTACTCGTCGATCATGCCAAAGTCTCAGGCGTGTGTTTGGGACGTCGACAACGCAAAGCTCGTGGCCACGATGAAAACGCTGCTACCGGCGGCCAAAGCAAACGACAAAAAGTGCAAAGCCGTGCTTGAGCTCGTTCCAGAAACCACCGAGCTGATAATCCACGTTAAGGACACCCTCGGCGGCGTAGACTTGGAGCGAGGGGTGACGCTCGACCGCCTGGACGGATGCACGACCAAGAACGCTCGAATCGCCTTCAATCTGGCTTACTTCCTTGAGTTTTTGACGCTCAATCCGCACAAAAGCTGTCGCGTGGGTTGGACGTCAACCACGTACCCCGCGACACTCACCCCCCTCGAGCAAGACCCCAAGGTCACCTACACCGTCATCCTCATGCCGATCACCCATTACTAGACGACGTTGGGGCCCTACGGGGCCCTTGACAGGAGCTCAAATCATGCGCGCTTATATCGCGGACCTTGCAGCGTACAACGAAGGCCACCTAGTCGGGGAATGGATCGAGCTCGACTCGCAGGACCATGTGGAGGCGACAATAGCGGAACTCCTCGCAACATGGAAACGTGAGGAGTGCGCCGTACACGATTGGGACGGTCCCAAAGCCCTTTCCTCATTCGGTGAGTATCCCAATTGGAGCGATGTGTTCTCGTTCGTCGATGGTTTTGAGAAGCACGGGGAAGCCTTCGCTTTGTGGTGGGACAACGACTCCACGAACCGGGGCGTGGACGCATTCGAGGAGTGCTATCAAGGAGTCTACTCCGACCTAGCTGAATACGCTGGCCGCTGTCTGGACGATGGGTTACTTGGAGACGTCCCCAAGGGCAGCCTCCTAGTACGCTACTTCGACTATGAAGCGTACGAACGGGACCTTGATCTCGGTGGGGACATTTGGACCGGGCGTGGCTCTGAAGGGCCCCACGTCTTCAGCAACCACTGACGCCCCCTAGCCCACCCCCTTGGTATTTAGGCCAAGGGGGAGCGGCAATGTCCTTGTTCTGGTAGACCGATCGTCTAATCAAGATATTCAACTTTATCAGGATAATATCAGGATATTCGTAAAAATAGATTTCACCCATTTTTGCCACTAATATATCTTGATATCTTTGATATCTTAGTAAAAAATTAAAGGGAATAGAAGGAATAGTAAGATATTGAAAGTAATTAATTAATCAATTACGTAGGGTATATTTCTACCCGCCCCGAATCCCGTGGGAGTTGCGTAATCCCAGGATAGAAAGATTTTAACGTTGGTGTTTAGTGTTTTGGACGATGAATGGCCGACATTTGACATATCTTGAACTAAAAGAGAGCCAAATGTGTATCCTAGATACCTGGATATTTAGGGCGTAGAGAGGCCCGTGGTCTGGAAAGCTGCATCCTAGATATGCGGCAGTGGTCAAAAACTTGGCACGAAATTTGAAAAGGAAGGAACGAAGATGAATCTCAAAAGGATCGAATCCGGCACACTGATAGGCCGCGTCAAACCCAGCGTCAAGGGGGATAAGATGGCACTCGTTTCGGTCAACGGCGCCGGTGAGCTGTCGGTGGTGATAACCGCCCGCAGTCGAGACGAGCTCATAGATGCGGCAGCTGGGGCGACCGATCCCGGTGGCCGCCTATGCGTCATTGCTTGCTCCGGTGCTGATGGAGAGTGCCTCCATGTGACCGGTGCTTGTGGGTGTCCCGATGCCAACGATAGGGTGAGCTACTAATGGCGCCCAAACGACGCAAGGGTCTTGGCCGGCGCGACAAGGTCACCGGCGACCCCATTTCCCCCTCCGGCCGGGATGTACTGGCAAAGTCCCCGGACTCCCAAGCAAAGCGGGTGATTACCCGCTTCGGAGGGGTGAAAAACCTCGTGAGGTTTATGCTCCAAGCGGGCATCCGGCGTACTGAGATGAGCGTGTTCCTCTGGATCCGGAACGGTGGTCTGATCCCGCCCAATGGAGTTCGGGATATCTTCCTGGCTGAAATCAAAGCGGGCATCCAACTCACTGACGCCGATTGGAGCCCCTACACGGTCGTAGACGAGCCGGTGGCTGTCAAACCACCCCAGGAACCCCAACAGGCCCCGCAAACGGCCCCAGCGTCGAAAAGGTGGGTGCTATGAGCGACCTATACAGACTCGAAGGGCACGAGGTTGTCCCATGCCCTGATATTGACCAATGGGTGAAGGAGTTCAGGAAGAACAGGGACGTGAGGAAAACCCAGGTCGGGGACGTGCTGGTCTCCACGGTGTTTCTGGGTGTTGACCGCGGGTGGGGCGGCCCGGGAGCACCGGTTGTTTTCGAAACGATGGTTTTTGGCGGCCCCTTGGACAGGGAACAAAGCCGATACTGTAGCTGGTGTGAGGCGGAAGAGGGGCACGCTGATACCGTGTTACGAGTCAAGGAGGCAGCGGAGAATGGAAGTCGTTGAGCCCGACGTCCCCCATGGGGTGTGTCCGGAGCGTGGTCTATCAGTCGCCCTCCTGGCCGCTGACGACCTACGAGCCCACCTCCACCCCACGACCGGGGAGTTTTGCCCTGGGCCGAGAGGAGCGCCGGCGGAGTGACAACACCTGTAGCAGGAATGTGTCCCACGTGCCGGCAATGGGAGCGCGTATGGTGGGGGCGGATCCAGCGCCACAAGACAAAAAACAAGGAGGGAGAGCCCCACGTCTGCCTGGGATCGGGGGAAACACCGGTGCTGCTGAGATAACGCTAGACGATTCCCGTAGTATTTGGTACACTGCGGGAGTGTGAAAGACCGCCCGTTTGTGGGCGGGGAGGAAAGATGAAAATTGAAGATGTGAAGCAGCAGGTGGAGCGCATCGTCACCGAGAGCAAGGTCGACCCCGAGACGGCTCACGAGTCCGAGGATAAGCTATACGAGGAGTTTGTCCGATACTGCGCCGAGGGGCACAACCAATTCCACATCGCCAAATTAGCCAAGGAGATCCTGAAGACCAAGAGCTCTGTTTTCGCACGCTGGGGCGCATGAGCCGCAACGGTCGAGACCCCAGGCCCCGCACCATTTGCGAGGAGTGCAAGCAGTGGGTGCGGTTGCAGGATGAGAGAGTGAGGCACCACACCCTCGACGGTGAGTATTGCCCAGGAAGTGGTGCGCCGATACTTTGGACCACAACAAGACCGACGACACGCGTCGGGGAGGACGAATGATCGCTTTTCACGGTGATAAAAAGATAAAAGCCAAGTATCTGCGGCGCGTTCGCGCGCACGCTGCAGCCGACGAAATCATCAAAGGGCAGTACTGGGAGGGCGGGAAAGGTTGTGCAGTGGGATGCACCATCCACAGCAGCTACCACGGCTACTATGAGTCGGAGCTTGGAATTCCGGAGGCTCTCGCGCACCTCGAGGACACGATTTTTGAGAATTTGCCGGCGGATCTGGCAAAAACGTGGCCACACCGGTTTCTCTCGGCGCCTAGTGTCGGCGCCGATCTTGCTCTGGTTTCGTCGCGGTTCCTACTGGAGATTTTGACCGGCGAGAAAGGCGTCATCCGCCACGCAGGTACAGCTTCCCAAGCAGTGCAAACAGTAGCTGACCTGTATTCTCGACGACTATCGGGCGACGAACCTGACCGAGCCGAATGGGCGGAGGCGGCGCGGGCGCGGGCGGCGGAGATGGCGGCGGCGCGGGCGGCGCGGGCGGCGCGGGCGGCGGCGGCGGAGGCGGAGGTGGCGGCGGCGCGGGCGGCGTGGTGGGCGGCGGCGGTGGAGGCGGAGGTGGCGCGGGCGCGGGCGGCGGCGGCGGCGGCGCGGGCGGAGGCGGAGGTGGCGGCGGCGCGGGCGGCGTGGTGGGCGGCGGCGGTGGCGGCGGAGGTGGCGCGGGCCGCCCACTGGGTTTGGATGTCCGAAACCCTGTTGCGCTTCCTACGAGAGGCGCCGGTGCAGACGATATGACGGAGCTGAAAACCCCACCGCGCGCTAATTTGCGCCCCTACAATCTCTCTAAGGAGTTCATGCGGTACCCTGGCCGCAACCACCCGTCATCGGCAGAGAATGGATCTTGGTGGTAACGTGCCCATAATTCTCGGAATTGACCCCGGAGTCACCGGAGCCATGGTCTGGCTCAACTCGACCACTGGCACCCTTGTCGCGGTCATGGACCATAGCAACTGGTGCAACCACCAACAAGCTTACAAGGAGTTACACCTGGTCCTCAAAACCCTATGGCGCCCCGACCTCGTGGTGATTGAGCAGCAACACGCTCGTGCCACCCGGGACGCACACGGGAAAGTGGTCCAGGGTATCGCGTCAACCTGGAACTATGCGGAACACTACGGTATAATACTAGGGTGCCTCACCGCCTACGAGGCGCCCATCCACGAAGTCGACCCCGCCGTGTGGAAAGCCAACATGCACCTCGACAAAGACAAGAAAAAGTCTTTGGAGCTGGCGCGGAAACTCTGGCCAGGGAGTTTGGACGTGTTCAAACGCGTGAAGGATCACGGACGAGCGGAAGCGGCATGCATCGCGTATTACGGGATGCGGTTTTTGCCGTTTGAGGTCAAGAGAAGGCCCCTATGATCCAAGTACCGTCGGTCTGCAAGGGCGGGTGCGGCAAAGTGGGATGGAGTGACCACTTCGACCCCGTAAGAACTTCGCCGACTTTCACTTGCTTTACGTGCGTTACACAGAAACAGAAAGAAAGGAGGTCGAACATGCAACACATCATCGCAACTGCGAACGATAGCGTGGCGCTCTGTGGAATGAACCGTAATCGGATCATCCAATCCGGCACTGACATGTGCCCAGACTGCGCCGCGTTTGACAAAAGTATCAAGGAGGCCATCAAGCAGGTAAGGGACCCCATTACGGGCCCCTCGTTCCGTCGGCTTCTCGTGGCGGTCGCCAACTCAACGACGCCTGAGAATGCCAACCAACTGCTGGAGGAAAGAGCGGCCCGGACACTGGAAAGTAGAGCGACAGCACAGAGGCTAGAAAACCAAGCCCTTGCCAAAACACAAGTAACCACAGGGGAGACGAAGAAGATGGACTACAAGTCAAGTGCAGTGCGGGCCCTCAAGCGCGGTGCGAGTGCGGGAGTCATGAAGGTCGTCAGCAAGAAGATCAAGCTCAAGCTGACGGAAAAGTTCCCCCAGCTAGCCCTACTCCCGCAAAACATCTGGGACGTGGTTCTGTGTTTGGCCATCAACATGACCGCGTCCGCAAGCCCGGACCTTCCTGGCATCAAGATGGCCGAAAGCTTGAGCTCCGAAGCTTTCGAGGGATTGCTGACCGACGCCACGTCCCAGATGGTCCAAGACGTGATGGAAGTGGTCAGCGAAACGTTTCTTGAGCTCGCGGCGGAGAAGAAAACCAGCTTGCTGGCGGAGCGGGAATGAGGCCCCCCGGCGGCAAGGCCACAAGGGCCAAGGGCGCGGCAAAGGTCGCCGGATCCAACGTGGTCCGGGTCCGCGGAAACCGTCAACCCGTTCACCGCACCGGTCGGGGTCACTTCCAAGCCCGTCACGCCCTTGGCCAGCGGATGCGGGCGGTGCGCGAGGAAGTTGGAATGACCACCAAGGAACTCGCGACCTACCTCGGTTGGCCCTTGGCTGACGTTGAGGGAGTGGAAGCCGGGAAGATAGGTCTTTCCGCCGGCCGGCAAGAGGACCTGGCCCGCTGGATCACGAAGATGAAGACGCGACGGTTGTTGGAGACCCCAGGGCCAGCGGCGGTCAAACTGGTGTCGATCAACGACGGGATCGTACCGGCGGTAAGGGGGCGAGCGTGATCGAAGGCTGCAAAACCCTGGGTGAGATCGAACGCGTGAAGATCGCACGACCGAACCGCGTCAAAGCGGTGAAGAAACCACGGGAACACATGCCGAAGTCCTGCCAGTGGTGCGGAGGAGTGTACAGCTACCCGCGGGTCCACGAGTGCAAACTGACAGCGCAACATAAGCTGGCGCTGGTGAAGTGGGCGCACATGTACGGGAGTCGGTGGAAGACCGAACTTCGGAGAACGATGAGCTTTCCCCCTGCCCAGAGCTTGGTAGCTGAAGCGAAGGGCATCATCGGGTACGGTGGGCTGCACCGCGTGAAGGTGAACACGTACCTGTAGAAAAGACAAAACCCCAGACCGAGAGACTTTCGTTCTTCTCGAAGCAGGGGGCCCGCCCGGCCCTTTGCTACGATTTTCACGTAGAGTTGGACCTATTGCGCAGACGGGATTCGAACCCGTGATCTCTTGGTTATGAGCCAAGCGAGTTACCGCTTCTCTACCGCGCATCGGCAGGGTAGCACAAACCAAAAAGGAGCGTCAAGTGGAGCTGTTCACACAGGCTGAACTGGATGAGATCGAAGAGGACTACGGGGAGTCATGCATCATGGTCGGAACGGAGAAGGTGAAGCGGCTGGTCGAACACGCCCGGGAGCTGATCCGACTGAAAAGCCCGGGAATGAAGGGTCTACAGCAGGCCATGGACGACTACAACGCCAACTACCCCGCCGGAACGGCTTCGAAGTCACGTGTTCGCAGGTCAGAAGTGATCCGCGCCGTGGACACCGACGATGCGCAGAACATCACCCGGACTTACGAGAAGCTGGGATACGAGCCCGTTGGGCTATTGGCACCCCCTGATTGTGACCACGTGTGGATGCACTTTCGGCAGCCATGACCGAAACACCGGCCCGATTTCCCTACCAGCTCGAAGGCGCACCCTGGCTCGCCGGTCGGGTGTTCGCCCTGCTGGCGGATTCCATGGGCTTAGGTAAGAGCGTTCAGGCGATTGACGCTGCGACCCTGGCCAACCTGCACCGTGTGCTGATCATCGGACCCGCTATCGCCCGGCGTAACTGGGCGCGGGAGCTGGAGAAGTGGGGCGGGCGGTTTGCTGCGTTGGTTTTGGAAACGTTCGACCAGAAACCGCCGGCGGTTCCGCCGCGCAAACCGTACGCCTGTATCGTTTCCTATGCGTACGCAGTGGTGAACCGGCAAGCCTTGATCGACGCAGGACCGTGGGACGTGCTCATCATCGACGAGGCCCATAACCTCAAGAATCCGCAGACCAAACGATCGAAGGCCGTTCTTGCTGCCGTCCCGGACGGTAACGGAGGGGTTCATCTACCGATCGCTCAGGTATGTGATCGAGTGTGGGCGCTCACCGGAACGCCACTCACCCGACACGCGGGTGAGATCTGGAATTTGGCCTACACCGCAGGAGTTACTCAACTTTCGTACTCCAAGTGGTGTCGGAAATATTGCCAGGAGATACCCGGCGGCCAGATAGTCGGGTCGAAGGACGTGATGCTCCAGGATCTCCACGAGGTTTTGAAAGCGTCGGGGTGGATGCTCCGGCGTACGAAAGAAGAGGTGAAACTCCAACTGCCGCCGATCTCCTACCATGAACTGGTGGTTGAACCAGGTACGATTTCGCACGAGGAGATGCAAGCGTCGTTCGAGGATTATGACGAACGCCGGCAAGAGATTGCGGATAAACTGGCCTACGAGGAAGAATTTTTGAAGATGGCCATGGGCGAAGCTCATGTCCTTTCCACGGAGCTTATCAGTCTTCTGGAAGGAATGGCCGCTTCGGTCGCGACTTTGAGACGGATAAACGGACTGCGAAAAGTCCACCCGGTAGCCAGTATCGTGGAGGCGGAACTTGAAGCGGATGAAGTGGACAAGATCGTTATCGCCTATATACATCGGTCCGTGGGTGACACGCTTGAGAGGCGGCTTTTACGCTTTGGCGTGTCACACATACGCGGTGGTGTTTCGCCTAGACTGCGGGACAAGGCAATCACTGATTTTCAGGTCCCTCGGTGGGGCCTGTGCCCGGATGGCACGCGTTCACCGCGCGTTGCGCTCGTTCAGTACGAAGCTGGCGCTACGGCAATTAATCTGTTCGAAGCGCACCATATGGTAGCACTTGAAGTGCCGTGGGTGGGTAGCACCCTGTCCCAAATGATCGCTCGGTTGTGGAGGTTGGGCCAGAGACACCCGGTCCAGATCCGGTATGCGGTGCTGGAGGACAGCATGGATCCGGACGTGTTGCGGACGCTACTGAAGCGCGCGCGGGAGATCAGTCACATTCTGGACGGAGTGCCGCGGGAACTGCTGGAAGACCAGGACGGGTTCTTGTCCAGGCGGCACGGGTTGAACCGACAACAACTGAGGGGGATGATTTTGGGATGAACGAATGGCAGACCAAATGCAGAGAGGAGGGATGGTCCGATACCACGCACACAATGCGGAGCCGGGTCTGGAGTGTAATTAACGACGCTGAGTTGCAGGACCACAACAAGGGCGTCTACTTTCTCTTCCGTACCCGGGACAACGACCCGAGGGAAGCTTGGTTGGAATACTGCCAGATTCAAGAGAGATTGGGGGCCGTAGGTCTCAGGATCGATAACCCCTGCGTTGAGCACGATTGTGTGAGCGGGTATCTACGTGAAGCGGAAGAGTAAAAGTTGACAACTGCGGCATACTGCCGTAGTATCCAATAGCACAAAGGAGGAACGAATGAAGAAGAAAACGAAAGAAGCAACGCCGGTTCGGGCGTACAATGGGCGGCACCGCCCAGAGTACATCCGAGAGGTGATCCAGTTCGCCCGTCTGCACTCGAACGCCGAGGCGATTCGCCACTTTGAAGTGGCGGCGTCCACGTTCTACGGCTGGCTCCGGAAGCCTGAGTTCCAGGCCAAGAAAGGGAAGAAGTGATGGAGGCCGAGACTGACCGAATGCTCCAGTTCTTTCAGTACGCGCACTTACCGACGGCATTGCAGGTTATCAGCAAGCCCTTCTGCGACTTGGCACAGCGGATCGTCGACATGTTGCCGATGAATCCGGAGCGCACCGTTGCGCTTCGAAAGCTCTTGGAAGCCAAGGACTGCGCAGTTAGAGCCTATTTGTACAAAGACTAGGCCGACCTGTCTAGTTCGAAACACACAGAGCCGGGCGTATCATGAGACTTGAGATCGACTACGACCCAACTACAGAAAGGGAGAACATGCAAATCACGTTTGAGGGCACACCAGAGCAGGTCCGACAGGAAGTGTTCGAATTTTTCGGACTTGAAATTCAGGAGCAACAGACCGCCCCGATCGCCGCCAACAGTCCGGCCAGGTCGCCGGGTCGCCCCCGGAAGCAGGCCGCACCACCGCCGACGGACGCCAGCGCACCACCTCCGGCTCCACCAGCGGCGGCAGAACCCGCGCCCACCCGGTCGATGATGCCGATGTGTAAGAAACACGCCGCGGACGCGCCGGCCGGAATCAAGCCGATCCCTGCTGAGGAGAGCGCCTGTACTCCTTGCATCAACGACAAGACGATCGCGCAGACCAAGGCTATCGCCGCCGGCAAGGCGATGTCTTTGCACGAGGCTAAGGCGGTCGCCGAGGGTCTGATTGCGGCTCTGGGCGGGGACGACGGCAACGGCGTCAACGTCTGTTGCGACATCCTCGAAGCGATGGGCGCGGAGTCGCTGACCGGGGCCCAGGACACCAAGGCGCTGGACCCAGCCAAGTATGAGGAGTTCGCCAAGCGGTGCCTGGCGGCGATGCCTCCTCCACCCGCCGCTACGAACCCAGCACCTGTACGGAGGTCTCTTTGACCGACCGGCTTTTCTGGGGCGGTGCAGGTGCCACCCCGGAAGGTCCGAACGGTGCGCGTTCTGTCGGGACAGTGGCCGAATGCGGAAGATGGCCCATGCTGCGTTTGATGTTTTGTGGCGGGGGCGTAGGGCGAGGATATCACGCCCGGCTGCGTATGAGTGGCTAGCGGGTAAGATGGGACTAAGACCGGAACACTGCCACATGCGGTATTTTGGACGAGAGGAGTGCGCACGGGTGGTAAGCATAATGCGAGGGTACGATGGGTGAGCACGCTAAACGAAGCCCTTCCGGAGCGGACTGGTGGGGGAACTGCCCGGGTGCGCCCGCCTTTGTGGAATCCCTGGGGATCACCCGGGAGGCGGGGCCGGCGGCAGAGTGGGGTACCCTGTGCCACGGTATCGCCGAGGTGGCCGTGAAGTATGTTCTCGGTCTGGGCACCGAGAAACCGGTTTTCCCGGACGATGACCCGGCAGTAAAGGAGATGGTGGAAGAGTATGTCAACCTTCTCTTCGGAACCTCTGTGTGAGTGCAGTCCGAAGTCCTGGATCGTAGGTGTTGAGGACAAGGTGTCTAACAGGCGCCTTCCGCACTCCGGCGGAACAATCGACTTCTCGGCCTATTGCCCGGTTCACAAGTGGCTCCGTATCGTGGATCTGAAGACGGGTCACGGTGAGGTCGAGGCGGAAGGTAACCCACAGTGTGCTATCTACGGGCTGCACAAGCTCCTGACAATTCCGCACCCGGTCTCGAAGGTCGTCATCGAGATCATCCAGCCCCGGTCCCCATCGGGCCGGCGGGTGAAGCGGTGGACGCTGAGCCCGTTCGACTTGCTGGAGTGGTTGCCGGTGTTCCAGCGGAAGGTTTGTGCCAGTTTGGCACAAAACGCACCGTTGGTCGCCGGCGAGAAGCAGTGCCGATACTGTTCGGCAGCTCCGGTGTGTCCGGAGAGGAGGAAGGGAGTGACGAGAAGCGCGATGTTACAATTCGGAGTCACCGCCAAGCCGACGCCGGAGGACACCGCGGAAGCTCTGGACCTGGTCCCACAGCTGAAGGACTGGATCAAGTCCGTTGAGTCGTTCGCCTACCAGGCGGCGAACAGCGGGACGAAGATCCCGGGTTACAAGCTGGTGCAGAAACGGGACGGGAATCGTAAGTGGGCGGACGAAGTCAGGGCGGGGGAAGTTCTGCGCTCGTTGGACCTCATAGGGGTATTTGAGCCGCCGAAACTGAAGTCACCAGCGCAGATGGAGAAGATTGCTCCGAAGGAGGTAGTGAACGAACTATGCACCCGCGAGCCAGGTGGCACCGTGCTTGTGGAAGAAACGGATAACCGCCCTGCGGTGGTTGTCGACAAATTGGCCTCTTTTCAAAATCTACTGACCAAATAGGAGACTTACGACAATGGCAAAAAACAGGTTCGTTTCTGAAGTCATCAACACACCCGAGGGCGTCGTCGCCTGGCCTGTGGTATTCGAGGGTGAAGAGAAGACCGGCGAGGACGGGAAGAAGCGTACGGTGTACCGCGCTGATCTCATTCTGTCCGGGGACGCCGACATTGCGCCTCTTCAAGATCTTCTCTACGCTGCTTGCGTTGCGGAGTATGGCCCCGACGAGGCCCAGTGGCCGCACTTCCGCCGCAAGGCGGTACGGGAGACCACCGAGAAGAACCCGAACCCACAGACCGGGAAGCCGTGGGAAGGGTACGAGGCCGGGAAGTATTTCATTTCGCTTCAGTCCCAGTTCCGTCCGTCGATCATCGACCAGTCCGGGCGCGAGATCATCGACCCGCAGGAGTTCTATGGCGGCTGCAAGGCGATTTTCGCGGTGAACGCGTACACCTACAACTACAAGGGCCACGGCGTGAAGCTGGGCCTCGTGGCGATTCTGAAGACCGGGGAGGGTAAGCCGTTCGGGTCCGCTCGTCCGGATGCCAACCAAATCTTCAAGCGCCTGATCAAACCCGGTGCGACACCGGACGGACGAGTAGCGGCGCCTGCCGGCGCAGAACCACAGCAACGACGGCGAGCGCTTTAGTTCGATAGTGCCGACGCCCCCAGGCACCGAGGTGGGGGATCTTCTTTCGGGACCGCGGTTGATGGCGTAACACCCGCAGTGTAGAGGGGTATTGCAGGTTCGAATCCTGCCGGTCCCATACCATAACCCAAACCACTTGGAGGGGTTTCATGTCCGAAGAAATCAAAGATTCAATGATGGGCGATTGGAAAACGAAAGACTCCGGCGAACGCCGCACGTTCGACACCGGCGCCGTCCGCGACGTGAACGCAGGTAAAGGCCGGTTTGACCTGATATCGCCGATCACTCTAGCGCGGCTGGCGGGTGTCCTTGAGCGGGGTGCGGCCAAGTATGAGGCGCGGAACTGGGAGAAGGGTATTGAATTCTCGTCGTTCGTGAATTCCGCTATGCGGCACCTCAACCAGTGGGCGAACGGCGAGACGGACGAAGACCACCTCGCCCAGGCGATGTGGAATATCCACTCCCTGATTCACACGGAGCAGAAGGTCAAGGACGGGAAGCTCCCGAGGACTCTCGCGAATATGGGACCGTCACTTTCTGCGGAGATGGTGGACATCAGTGGGACGGTCAACTTGAGGGAGTTCTTGAAGAAATGAGCCTCCATCGCGTCTACATCGACGCCGAAACTTTCTCCGAATGCGACCTACCTGCACGCGGGCTTGCCAATTACTGGGATCACCCGTCTACCGGCATGCACTGCATGGCCGTCAAAGTGGACAACGGGCCGATCCGTTTGTGGAAGGCCAATTACGAATCCCGGGAAGACCGCGATCTTTTCGGGGAGTTACAAGACCACATCCGCACTGGATCGCTCATTGTCGCCCACAAGGCCGAGTTTGAGTTCTATCTCTTGCAACGCTTGGGGTTCAGCGTAAAGCTCGGACAAATGCGCTGCACCATGGCCAAGGCTGCCGCAATGGCGCTCCCGATGTCGCTTGGGAAGCTGTCGCTGGCGTTGGGTTTCCAGGTCGCGAAACACACCGCCGGCCAGAAGGCCATGCGGATCCTCTGCAAGCCGAACCCGGCCACCGGGAAGATGTGGCTTTACCACGAAGCACCGCAGCTGTTTGAGGACCTCTACACCTACTGCATTCAGGACGTCCAACTGGAGTACGACATAGACCAGATACTGCCGGATTTGTCGGACGAAGAACAAGAGATGTGGGTTCTCGACCAACAAATCAACCGTCGCGGTATCGGCGTGGACCGACGAGCCGCCGCCGCTGCCTACGAGATTTGCACCGCGGAGATCGGACGCCTGGACGCGGAGATCCGCTCTGCATCTAACGGCGCCGTTGATTCCACCAAGGCGGTTCTCCAAATCGCCCGGTTCTGTGGTATGGACAGTGTGGCCAAGGCGAACATCGAGGAGGCGCTTGACGATAGTCTCGTACCCGATCCTTTGCTTACGGATGCAGGAAAGCGAGTCCTTCGGATCCGTCAGGAAGCCGCCAAATCCTCCGTCCTGAAGCTCAAGCCGATGTTGGAGCTCTGCAGCGCGGACGGCCGGGTACGGTGGACGCAACAGTTCAACGGCGCCGGCACCGGGCGGTGGGGTGGGAGGAATCCGCAGCCCCACAATTTCCCCCGTGGTCAGCTTCATCTGACTGCGGAAGAACAGAACGTGATGCTGACCTGGTTAGCTAATAACGCAGACAACCTGGAAAGGGCGCGCCAATTCTCCGTCAGCCCGGCCTTGGCTACTGTCTCTGACCTTCTCCGAGGGATGTTCATAGCGGCGCCCGGTTACGAGTTCTCCAGCTACGATTTCGCCCAGATCGAGATGGTACTGGGGGCTTGGTTCGTGGGCGACGAGGGACTACTGGAGGTGTTCCGCGGCGACCGGAAGGTCTACGAGTACACCTACGCCACGAGCTTCGGCGTTTCAATTGAGTCGGTGACCAAGGACCAGCGCCAGGCTGGAAAGGTTCTGGCCCTAGGAGCCCAGTTCGGTGGCGGTACCGGTGCGCTCATGACCGGTGCAAAGCAAATCAAGATGGTGTTCGACCCGGACCCCGTCAAAGCGGAAGAAGTCGCTGAGGATCTGAAGGTCCGTTGGCGGGAGGCGCACCCCCGGTTTCCAAAATACTGGAAGGATTTGGAGAAAGCCGCCAAAGAAGCGGTGATGAATCCCGGGAGGCACTGTACCGACGGAGGTCGTCTAGAGATGGTCTCTTACCACCTCCCCCTGGCCGCTGACGGCACGCCGGGCTGTGTGCTACAGTGCACCCTCCCTTCCGGTCGCGTCATCAGCTACCCGTACCCCCGAATCGAGCGCCGCACGGTCACGAAGAAGGACGGCGACACCTGGGAAACCGACTCGTTGACCTATATGGTCACCGACAACGGCCGGTGGATGCGGACGGCCACGTACGGCGGAAAGCTGTTTGAGAACATTGTCCAAGCAGCGGCGGCAGATTTGCTGAGGTTCGCTATCCGGAATCTGAACAACGTTGGCATTGCAACCGTTCTCATGGTTCACGACGAAGTGATTACAGAAACGGCAACTGGAACGGTGCCGTGGTCAAGAGGCGCGGAGGTTATGGAGCGTCGGCCGGATTGGTGTATGGACTTACCGATCAAAGTAACAGGATGGGTCGGTCGCAGGTACAAGAAAGACTAAGAATTATGAGCATGCTCGACTCCGCGCTCTATCTCGCGAGCCTAGGGTTTCACGTTTTTCCAGGGGAGATCGTTACCGCAGAAAACGGAAAACTTGTCAAGAAACCCATGTGGCGCGGGTGGAAACAGGATGCCACCTGCGATCTGGCAGTAATCGAGAGGATATGGAGGCGCGTCTCCCACGCTCTCCCCTTCATATCCACCAGTTATTACACAAACGGAACACTATGGCACCTCAACGTCATAGACGTGGACAACAAAGAGGACCGTTGCGGCTCTGCGTCGCTCGGCGCTCTCGGGTTCCCTCTTCCCGTGACTTTCACGCAGCGGACGCCAACTGGCGGGTTTCACCTCATATATAAAACCACGGTGCCTGTCGGGAACACGGTGGGTGTCCTGGGGATCGGGCTGGATACGCGCGGTTGGGGCGGCGTTTTGGCGGGAGCGGGGTCGGAAACACCATCGGGTGTGTACACTATCGCCGTAAACGAACCCGTGGCCGAAGCGCCACCGGAACTCGCCCTGCTGGTGGGCCCGGCAGATACCCGGGCCCCGTGGGACGGGGAGCTGCCGGAAGGAGTAAACGAAGAGGCGGCGTACGCGTGGGCGGAAGGCTACCTGAAGTCCCTGCCGATGGCGATGAATGGCACAATTGACGATTACGCTTTTGCCGCTGCTTGTGCCCTCCAGAACAGGGGGCTGAGTCCCGATGCAATCCATGACGCTATGCTGGAGCACTTCAAGAGTGAGTTGCCCGTTGGCCGCCTCGAGGACATAGCTCGCCACGCCCACCGCTACGCCAAAGACGCCCCGGGATCCAGAGCTCCGGAGATCCTCTTCAAAAACGAGGTGAAGAAGCCAGCAAACCCTCCCGCAGCCGGCGGTGTCGAGAGTGAAGAGGCACCGTCCGGCGGGACACCCATAGACTACTTCAACAAAGACCACGCCTTTGTCCTCGGCGGGTCCAGCGGCAACATCTTGATGGAAGACTTCGACTCCCACTCCAAGCCCCTGCTGCGGATCATGGGCCTCGAAGCCTTCCACAATCTGAACCTTGGGCTGACCTTCACGGACGGCGACGGGAAGACCAAACCACTCTCCCGGGTCTGGATGAACTCAAGGAACCGGCGGACGTACCGTGGCCTGGAGTTCGCCCCTGGCCGGGAACTTCCACCCACTTACTACAACCTGTGGCGCGGGTTCGCTCATGAGCCACAACCGATAGACGAGGAGCCCGGCCAGCGGTCCAAGGACGCCCTGGCCAACTACCTGTACCTGGTTCACCACCACATCTCCCACGGGGACGAGGTCGTCAACAAGTACCTGATCACCTGGGCCGCTCAGATGATCCAAGACCCCCAAAACCGCCCCTTTGTCTGCCCGGTGATCCGCGGGGGAAAGGGGACAGGGAAGGACACGTTTCTGGACGTCCTGGGGGGTCTCTTGGGACCCCACTACTGGCTGACCTCCGAGAAGGAGGATTTGGTGGGCCGGTTCAACGAGCAACTGGGGAAGATCCTCCTTTTCGGACTGAATGAAGCGTTCTGGCACGGCGACCACGCGGTTGAGTCCAAACTCAAACACATGATCACGGGTGACACGCTTCGCATTGAACAGAAGTTCTGCGTCCCGTACCAGGTGGACAACCTGATGCGGATCTGTATCATGGGCAACGCAGACATTCTGGTGCCGGCCACGGACGACGAACGCCGGTGGTTGGTGACTGACACCCGGGCGATCGAGCCCCATGAGACCACCGCTTTTTACGCTTTCTGCGGTGAGATCCGGGCCGGGATGAAGGCAGGCGGGTACCGTCTGCTCCTCCGGTACCTCATGGACTACGACATCACCCAGGTGAACCTGGGGTTCGCGCCCAACACCCAGGGCCTCGTGGACCAGAAGGAGGCTGGGCTGACCCCTGTCCAGCAGTACGTCCGGGAATGCATCGCCGCGGGTGCGATCGTGGGCTGCAGCGTGCCTGTGGGGTGGCCAGAGAAGGTGGCCAAGGATCTGTTCCGGGACGCCTTCCGCCGATGGGCGCGGGACCACAACATCGGAGGCCGGGAGCCGGGGGAACAAATCATTGGCCGGCAAATCAACAAGATGAAGCTAGGGATCGACGGGACGCAAAAGATCGCGGCGAAGGACGGGAAACAGACCAACGCCTACGGGCTGCCGTCGCTTGAAATGGCCCGGAAGAACTGGGACGTGTACATCAAAGCCGTGAAACCAACGGTGTGGTGAGGGAGGAAACGTGGGACCGATTTATTGGAGCTCCAACGCCGACCAAGTGGTGAGGAATCAAGAGGAAATCGACAGGATACGACGCGCTCGAAGGCGAATGCTCTTCAGGGGCAGCTACAGTAATTGGTACGCGATACTCGGGCCGGGGGGATTGTGATTCATGGGATGGCTTTATGTTCCGGGATTGGAGCCATGGATCTTGGCCTCCGACTCGCGCTTGGCACCGGCTACCGCAGTGTGGTGCACGTCGAACGGGACGCCTACGCTGCAGCCGTCCTCGTGGCGCGGATGGAAGAACAGATCCTGGATCCGGCTCCTATCTGGGACGATGTTGGAACCTTCGATGGCCACCCTTGGCGCGGACTGGTGGATATCGTCACTGCGGGATTCCCCTGTCAGCCGTTCAGCCGGTCCGGGCTCCGTCAGGGACTGGCTGACGTACGCTGGATCTGGAAAGATATCGCCCGCGTACTTGGCGAAGTTCGGCCAAACTTCATCTTCATTGAAAACGTACCGGAGCTATCCCAGCATGGGTTGCCCCGTGTCCTTGGGGATCTCTCGGAACTCGGGTTCGATGCGGAGTGGGACTGTTTTTCCGCGAAAGATGTCGAAGCGCCGCACACCCGCGAACGGCTGTGGATACTCGCTGCCCACGCCGCAAGCCTCGGACGCGGGAACGGGTCCGGAGAGTCTGGAGACCAGGCGGTCTCGGTCGGGGAGCGCGGGACCACGGCTCATCGATGCGCTGGCGACACCGCAGGCGCACGACGGGAAGGGGAAGGGGTTCGCGGATTTGAACCTGGCCAACCAGGTTGGTGGGCGCCCGCACCCGGAGTTCCACTCTTGGCTCATGGGGCTGCCACCAACGT